TCATGTCGGCAGGGGCAACTCGGCAGCGTAGACGAGCAGCCGCAGGAGGCCGGTGCCGTCGAACGGCGCATCTTCGGCGGTCAGCAGGATCGGCGTTTCCTCCCAGTACGTCAGAGGCGCCCCCGTCAGGCCACGAAGCCATGACCCCTCGCCGGTCCCGATCCCCGTGCCGTAGCGGTCCGGGTTTCCGGCGACACCGACGCTGAAGGTCGTGGCGCCGCCGATCGGGTCGACGACGAGACCCGTGATCCCGAGGACCGAGCTTGCCGCCGGGATTGCCGGTACCGTCGTGGAAACGTCGCCCGCATCCAGCCTGTGATCGATCGAGATGGCGCGAAACCGGGCCGCCTCCGCTTGGCCCGTCGTGCCGCCATCCGCGCCGAGGGGCAGCCACCCCCCATTCTGCACGAAGAGGCCACCTTCGTCCTCGATGAAGGCGCGCCAGCCCCGACGCGGCGCCATGAAGTCCCAGCCGCCGCCGGTGAAGACGGCGATCTGACCGGCTCGGCCGCTCCAGGCGCCCGCCCCGGTGAGCGGGACGGCATAGCAGTCGCCCTCGCCCGGCGCGGCCGGGGGCACCGACACGACGCGGGATTTTAGGACGAGCTGCGTGACCGCATCCAGGCGGAGAAGCGCCTCGTTGACGGTGACGTGCTTCTGCGCTTGCGACGGCATCAGCAGGGCGAGGCCGAGCCGCTTTGTCCTACTCATCGATAGTGCTCCTCAGAAAGGGGCCGGGGCCGAAACGGTCCGAAACCTGTGCCACCTCGACGCGCATCGGGGCACCCGCGGCAGCGTCTGCGGCGCGCGCAGCGGCCGGATAGGTCCACGACGAGGTCGTGACGAGGACCTCGCGTACCGGCGTCGTGTCGGCCAGTATGCGGACGAGATAGCGCTCCCTCGGCTCATCGAGCGGGACGTCGAAGCCCGACCAGCTGTCCGCGTCGAGGCGCGCACGACGTATCCACGTGATGGACAGGTCGCCGCCGGCGGGCCGGATCCGCAGATGCGAGGGCGCGTAGGGGCGCCATCCCGCGCCGTCGAAGGCGCGGACCTCGTGAACGAAGGACGGATCGTCGTAGCCGCGCGTGGCAGGCCCGATGCGCCAATGCCGTGCCAGACCTCGCGCCGCCGGAGCGACAGAGGGCTGAACGAGCGACCGGTCGATCAGGACGAACCGGCTTCCTGCGGGGCGCGAGGGCACCATGAAGGCGTCGGTCCCGAGCTGCCCGCGCAGCCGCCGGCCCAGCTCCCATGTGTCGGGTCCGACGAGAACCGCGTCGGCGAATTGGATGATCTCCCATTCCTGCAACGCATCGTCGCCGACCGCCGCGGCATTGGCGCCGCTCAGGACCTCCTCCCAGGGAACCGAGGCAAGCGAACCGCCGTAAAGCCGAACGCGGAGGGGCGGGCCGCGGTCGAGCACGCCGGGGCGCGCGGCCGGCAGGTCCGACAGCGTCTCGCCGATGATGGCAGGGGCCTCGACCATGGTGTTCAGCTGGTAGCCGGCATCGGTGTTCGCGTCGTAGACGGCGGCGCGGCCTGGCCACGGCTCGGCGAAGATCGCCAGATGCGGAGCGTTCGGGTCCTCGGCCCCCGTCATCAGCGGCAGGTCGAGAAAGACCGGAAACACCGGCAGCGGCGGCAGGAACGGCTTGAGGCGTGCCGGCAGGGACGTCGTGTCCGAGGGCACGTAGGTCTCGGACTCGACGCGGGTCGCCTCGACGAGCAGGTGCGCGCCCTGTTCGACCCGGTCGATCCGCCAGCGCGCGTCGTCGCCCGCGAACGCGATCGTGTCGCCAGGCCCGACGTCGAGGCGCGACGGCGGGAGGGCAAAGCGGACCTTGTCTCGCGCAATGCGCGCCTCGGCGAGCCAGCGCTCGGTGATCCGTCGGCCCTCCCCCTCCGTGAGAGCCAGCGGCATCTCGGTCTGCGCGACGGTCGGATCGTCGTCGCCCGGATGCACGCTCTCGGCGGACCGCGTCTCGTAGTCGCTGTCGGCGTCGACATGCGTCAGCCGGAGGCGACCGGCGGTATCCGCCTCCGGATCCCGCGTCGTCTCGATCGTACCGTCGATCTCGTTCGAAACAGCGAGAAGCGGCGCTTCCACAGCCGTGTCGATCGTGCCGGTACGGCTGCGGAAGACGAGCCTCCCCTCCCGCTCGATCCCGTCGAACCCGTAGGCCAGCATCAACGGCTGCAACGCGGCGCGGGCACCGTCGATCTCCGACACCGTATAGCCGCGGACCAGCCCGAACAGCTCCCGCACGTCGGGCGCGATGGCGCCCGACCTGGCACAGATTTCGGTCACGACATCGGGCAGCGAGCGCGACGAGACGCGGCCCGTCAGCCAATGCCCCTTGTCGTAGTTGTGGCCGTCGCTCCAGAGCTCGACATTGCCCGGGAACTGCGGATAGGGGCGCGCGTCCCAGGCCCAGACATGGGCGCGATCCATGTCCACCATGCGGCCCGCGTAGACGCTCGACACGGGGTTGTTCGCCGGGTCGCGCCAGTAGTCGTACATCGCGCGGAGATACTGCATCTGGATGAGATCGTCGCGCGCGCCCGTCGAGAAGTGCGGATAGCGCGACTCCGAGCTCTTCGGGTCGAGGAACTTGTTCGGCTGGTTCGTCCCCTTGTCGATCGCGGCACACCCGAACTCGGTGAACCAGATCGGCTTCGAGCCCGGCATCCAGGGCGTCGGCGTGGGCGAGCGGACACCGCCTCGCCGCTCATGGTGCGGGTTCGACCACCAGGAGACGAGATCCTTGTAGCGAAAGACCCATGGCTCGCCATGGGCTCCGTCGGTTATCGGCGCGCGGCTCTGTGCGTCCCGCGCCGTCTGATCGGCGTAGTACCAGTCGTACCCCTCGCCACCGGCAACGTTGGCCTTGAGATACTCGAGATTGTAGATCGAACCCCAGGCGGCATCGGCGTGATCGTTTCCGTCCCGCCAATCAGACAGCGGCATGTAGTTGTCGATGCCGACGAAATCGATGTTCGGATCGGCCCAGAGCGGATCGAGGTGAAAGAGCACGTCATTCGACCCGTCTTGCGGTCGATAGCCGAAATACTCGCTCCAATCGGCAGCGTACCCGATCTTTGCAGAAGGCAGGATGGAGCGGGCGTCGGCAGCGAGACTGCGAAGGGCATCGACGGCGGGGAAGCCGTCGGCACCCCGGATCCAGGTTAGACCGCGCATCTCGGAGCCGATGCAGAAGGCCTCGACGCCGCCCGCCGCCGCACAGAGATGCGCCTGGTGCAGGATGAAGCGTCGGTACGAAAACTCGTCCGGCCCGGTGTAATCGACCGTATCGCCGTCCCGGGCGAAATCGCCGGGGCCAGCGGTGCCGAAGAACGTCGCGACCTCCGCGTCGGCGGCCGCCGTGCCCGTCGGCGCACCCGGATTGCCCGCCGCCACCGAGGAAGTGATCCGCCCGCGCCAGGGTAGGCGCGGTTGCTCGACGCCGCCATAGGGGTTCGGCAGCCCGTTGCCCGGCATCTGCTCCATGAGGATGAAGGGATAGTAGACCGTCGCGCTGCCGCTCGCACGAAGGGCCCCGATCGCCTCGATCACGGATTGATCGGTCGGGGTACCGCCATAGACCGGGCGACCGTCCTGGCGCGGAACCTCGCCGGCGCCGCTCCGCGAAACGCCGGAAACGCGCCAGCGCATGCCGACGCCGTCACGGTCCTTGCGCTCGACCTTGGGGCGAATACGGCAATGGCTGGCGCGCAGGTCGTCGCCGAACCAGGACACGACCAGGACGGTCGATCGCCATCCCGGCACTTCCTCCCTCAGCGCCGTGAGCGAGGTCAGGAGATCGGGTCTCCCGGACGGAGAATTGACGTTGGCTGTCCGGTTCTTGCCGGGGTCGTCCGAAAAATGAACCGGGGTGGTCGCCAGCGCATACTCTCCGGTCCCCGGCATCAAGGCCACGCCCTTAACCGAACGGGCCAGTCCAACAGGCTCGTCGGTGACCCGTGGCTGTTCCGGCCGCATGACCTCGAACGAGAATTGAGGCACCCTGTTGCCGTAGGGTCCGACATCGAGATCCTCGATGACGACATAGGCCAAGCCGCGGTAGGCAGGCACGTTGCCCGCGCCCTCGATCGCCTCCATACGCGGGTCGGGAAGCTGCGTCTCGGTTCCCTTGTAGACGCGCAGGTCGAGGTCGCCCGGCGCAAGCTCCACGCCATCGGCCCAGACGCGGCCGACCCGAGTGATCTCGCCCTCGCAAAGGGCCAGCGCAAGGCTGATAGTGTAGCGATAAGTCGTCGTCTCGGGGCCGCGCGGGCGGCCCTTGCCGCCCGAAGTCTCGACCCGCTCGGTCTTCTTGTGCTCGCGAAACCGCGACGACCAGATCGCCTGTCCCGAGACACGAGCGCGGCCGTAGACCTGTGCGATGGGCGCCCCTTCGCTGGCCCCGGTCAGGCGGAAGCGCTCGACCCGGCCATGCTCCACCGCCTGCGACCCCGACCCCAGGATGCTCTGGTCGATCACGCGCCCGGCGACCGCGCCGAGGGCGCGACCGATCGCGGTCGACGTGACGCCGAACATGCTGAAGCCGAAGGCGCCGCCGGAGGCCGCGCCTACGGCCGAGAGAACCAGGGTCGCCATCAGCCGTGCCCTCCGGGAAAGGCGAAGGACGCAACCAGACGCCGGCGCCATGGTGCCGAAAGACAGCTCTCCACGACACCGTGACCCTGATAGGCGTGCACGAAGGTCGTGTCCGGCCCGGACGTGGCGATGATCCCGAGATGCTTGGCAACGCCGCCGTCGCGCATCCGGAAAAGCAGGACGTCGCCCTCACCGCACTCCGCCGGTGGCTTCGGATTGAGGTGCCGCCGCGCCGCACGCCACAGGACCTCCTCGCGCTGCGGTTCCGACCAGTCTGCCGTGTATGGCGGCGGCAGTTCAGGCTCGGCTCCGTACAGACCACGCCACACACCCCGCAACAGCCCGAGGCAGTCGGCCCCTGCCCCAAGGGTGGACGCCTGATGGCGGTAGGGCGTGCCGATCCAGCGCCGTGCCTCGGCGACGATCGCGCTTTCGCTCATAGTCTGCCACCATCGTTCGGCACGCGATCGGTCGGATACGCCATCAGCCAGTCCTCGCCCGGGATGCTCGGGAAACCGCGGAAATTGACGAAGTTGGCGAACTTCGTTCGGCATGTCTCGGGGCGCTTGTCGCACCCCGCGACGAGGCGCACCGCGTCGCCCGAAACGATCGTGCTGCGGATGGCCTCCCACAGGACCACGCGCCGGCCGACGCCTGCAAGTCGGTCGGACTTTATGTGCGCGACGATGCCGGCGGCCGCGCCGCTCAGCACCGTCAGCGTGCCACCCCGGAACCAGCCTGCGGCGTAGACCGGAAAGGTACGAAAGACGAAGGTCTTGCCCTCGTCGATTCCGTCTACATCAACTTCAGCTCGAAACTCCGGCGCTGCCAGATCCACCCGGCATCGGCTGTCGCCGAGCACGGCCGAGCAGGTCCGCTGATAGACCACGCCCTGGGGCTTGTTCAGCCCTTCGGTAAGGCCGCGAAGTTCGGCGCGGAAGGCGCCATCGGTTCGGACGACCTCGCCGATGCTGCCCTGGAACCGTATGCTTCGCTGCGCCGGATCGCGCCAGTTGACAAGCCACATGGTCACGGTCGCGCCATCGAAGCGGCCCGCCCTTAAGTCCGCAGCGCGGATCGCCCCGTCCGAAAGCGCTCCCACGGCCTCGGAATTGTCGACGGCGAGGCCCGTGCTCTGCTGGAAGGCGCGCGCCGTCATGCCGGTATCGGCACGAAAGACAACTCCCTCGAACGCAAGATCTCGGTCATGATCGGTGAAGCCGAGGACCAGCCCGTCGCGTCGCCGAAGCGCCCAGCATCGGCAGACCGTGGTTGCCCCGTTCATCAAATGCGCAGTGAGGTTCACACGCGTACCTCCACCACCGGGATCGAGGGGATGTCGCCGGCATCGAAGCCTTCGACCGAAATGCTCAGGCGATCGGTGTCGAAGCGTACGGGTACGTCGAAGACGAAACCCGCGGTGACGACGACGCCGTTTCCCGGCGCTTCGTCCAGGATGACCTCCCCGGTGGTGGGATCGAGGCGCCATCCGCCTGCGACTTCGACGTCGCCAATGCCGATGCTGACGCTGCCCTCGGCGGGCTTGTGGATCGGCCGAACATACGACCCCGCGCCGTCACCATAGGTCTTCCGCAGCTGAAATCGGCGCCGCTGTCCGTCGCCGACCCCAAGCACCTGGTCGCGATGGCTTGGCGGCTTTCCATACTCCGAGGAGGTCCAGTCGGCCCAATCCTTCCAGCGAAAGCCGTAGAGCTGGCCTCGGCGTGCCTCGAAGAAACGGATCACCGCCTCCAGATCGGACAGCGACCGGAGCCCCACGCCGGCGTCGTACCGACGCCGCGAATGCTCCCATGGCGTGTTGCGCTCCTCGAAGCCGTTCGCCAGAGCGACAATTTCGGTCCGGCGTTCGGGACCGCCGGAAGACCCCCGGCTGAGAGCGACCGGAAACCTGACTTCATGGAAGTTCATCTTGCCTCTCAGCGATTGCGGTCGCCACGACCCAGTGCCCGGCTCATCTGCGCGGCGATCTGGCTCTGCGACCTGCGAAAGCCGGCCACGTCGGGTGTCGTCACGTTGAAGACGACGTTGACCGGCCGCCCGCCGCCATCCGCGCGCACCCCTAGACGGCCATCCGATCCACGGTTGAGCGGCAGGATGGCCTCGGGTCCGGCTTCGCCCATGAGACCCATACCGCCGCGCCGCGGAAAAAGGGTCGCGCCATCGACGATGCCGCCTGCGGCAAACCGCGACACTTTTCCCCCGCTCAGGACTCCCCCCGCCGCGAACGGCAGGACCCCCGAGACGAGATTCTGGACGCCACTCGAAACGAGGCCGCTGAACTGGTTGCTCACGGGCCTCATCGCTGCGGTGAAGGCAGAATCCACCATCGACCTCCCGACCTTCGACAGGACATTCGACAGCTTCTCGCCATCGAAGACGACCGCCTCGAAGGCTCGGGTGAGGTTCCGCGACAGGCTGGACGACAGCCCCCGCAGCTGCGACCCGGTGTCGGACATGGTGTCGTTGGCCCTGTCGAACTCCCGGCTCAATCCCGAGGTGACATCGCGGGCGCTCGCCATCGCGTTTTCCAACGCGGCAACCTGATCCTCGAACGTATCGAGGCCTTCCATCTCGATCATGTACTCTTCCGTTCGTCAGGAAACTCGCGGCCGAGCCGCTCCAGAGCCTCGCGGGTGGTCGATCTGCCGCCGGCGCCCAAGCCCGTCAGCAGCAGGAACTCGATCGGCGTAAGGCCCCAGAACTCGTCGGGACGAAGACGCAGCCTCGCCAGACCGACGTGCATCAGGCCCGGCCAATCGACGCCCTTCATTCTGGCAGTGCGAACGCGCGGACCAGAAGTGTTGCCGCCGCCTGCGCAGCCGCAACCGGTCCGCCTTCGATCTCCACCGAGACGAGATCGCGGGCCGAACCCCGCCAGCCGCCGCCCCGCAGGCCGGCGACGATCAAGGCCACCACGTCCCGGGTCGAGAATTGCTGGCGCTCGAAGCGCTCGACAAGTTCGACCAGGGTCTCGGCCTCCATCGCCGCCTCGAGTTCGGCCAGGGCGCCGAGTGTCAGCTTCAAGATGTGGGGTCTGCCATCGAGTACGAGTTCGACTTCGCCCGCCCACGGATTCGCCATCACAGGGCGGTAAAGGCGAGAGCGCCGGCCGACGCCATGGACAGTTCGTAGGTCGCCTCGCCGTTGTAGTCCCCGGCGTACTCGATCGCGGTAAGCTGAAACGCACCCTCCACGACGCCGAAGTCGGGAATGATCACTTGCCACGCGGGGGCTTCACCGTCGAAGAAGACCTGCCGCGCCCGTTCGTCCGTCGCGGCATCCTTGAAGATGCCCGACCCCGATATCGCGGCGGACTTGACGCCGGCACCGGCGAGGAGCTCGCGCCACCCCCCGTTGCTGTCCAGGGACGTCACGTCGACCGCCTCGGCGTTGAAGCTGATCCGCGTCGCCCGCAGCCCGGCAACGGTCTCGAACTCACCGCTGCCGCTGGTGTCGAGCTTGATGAGGAGGTCCTTCCCTCTCTGGGCAACCATCTCGGCTTCTCCGGTCTTGTGAGTGATGCTGAGTTCATTCTTCGGCGATCAGGGCGCGAAAGCTCATGTCGATCCGCCGCATGTTGCCGTCCTCGATGCGCACGGCCCGGGCCCGGCGAAACGTGAGCAACACCATCCTTCCGTGATCGAGGGCCGTGTTGGCGCCCATCAGCGCGTCCGCCACGGCTCCAGCGACGATCTTGGCGGTCTGAAATCCCGCAGCTTCGGTGACAACACTCACGGTGAAGTCGTGCCGCGCACCGCGTGATGTCTTGTCCGACCAGTCGCGCACATCCTCCGGACCGATGCTGACATATGTGGGGGGCAGCTGCCCCGGCGGCACGACGTCATAGATCGCGTCTCCTACGCGCGCCTGCAGATCGCTGTTGCCGGCGAGCGTCTCGTAGATCGCCCTCTGGAGGCTTTCCGATTGGGCATAGCTCATGCGGCGACTTCCTCTCGGGCTGCGCACTCCAGATACCGTGCCTCGTGGTCGCGTTCTGCCACCGCAAGGATGCGAAAGATTCGCTCCCCGTCGCGAAAGCGCTGATCCGGGCGCGGTCGAGAGGGTGCACCGGTTGGCGAAGCGCGCACGGTTATCCTGTAGGGCACGCTCGACAGCGTTGCGGTCCCCGCTCCTTCGCGCTCGCGACCTGTTCCGCCCCTGATCTCCGCCCAGATTACCCCTAGGGGACGCCAGACCTCGTGGTAGCCACCAGCGCCATCCGCAGTTCTCTCGCGCGTCTCGAGAACCAGTCTGCGATTGAGGTGCACCCGCGTCATGCCGCCCCCCCGAACAAGCGGACATTCCGGTAGCGGTCGAGGAGCGCGGCGACGCCGTAGGGCATGGAGCGACCGGTGTCGGCGGTCTCCTCCCGGTGCTCGTAGTAGGTGGCAGCAAGCAGAAACACCGCTCTCGCCAGATCCGCCGGCAGGTCCTCCCAACGCTCTGCGTATCCCGCCTCGAACTCTATCTCGGCGCTCCCGCCGATCGGGATCGAGGGCAGGAAGAGGGACGTCGCGGCGATGCGCGGTCGATGCGCATCGCGCTCGAGGACATAGCGGCCCGGATCGATCACGGTCTCCTTCGCGAACCGATCGACAATCGACATCCGGTGAATGGCGACGACGGGCGCCACCGGCAGCGTATTGCGCGACAGATCGCGCCATGCCGTCACCGACCACGTGAAGCTGCGAAGCATCAGGGACTTCCCGGTCCGAGCCTCCACCGCAGCCATGGCGGCCCGCAGGCAGCTTTCGAGGACGCTGTCCTGTATGGCGTCGTCCGAAAACCCGGTGCCCAGGCGAAGGTGGTCTCGGAAGGCGGCAATCGGCAGCGCCTCGGGCGGGACGGTCGTCCTCTCTATCAGCATCGTCGCCTCTTTGAAGTGGAGGTCAGGTCACGGGCAGGGAGCGCATCGCAGCGCCCCCTGCGGGGACATCGTCGATCGGTCCATCGACGCTCCCGAGATGCCAGATCAGTTCGACCCGAACTTGAGCAGCTTGATCGCCGCGAAATCGCTGACGTCGCCGCCGACGCGCTTGGTCGCGTAGAACAGGACATGCGGCTTGGCCGAGAAGGGATCGCGGAGGATGCGAAGGTCCGGGCGCTCCGCGATCGTGTAGCCCGCGTCGAAGTCCCCGAACGCGATCGCCATGGCACCGTCGCCATCGTAGTCCGGCATGTCCTCGGCGATGACCACAGGATAGCCCATGAGTCGTGCCGGTTCGCCCGCCTGTAGCCCGTCCGACCACAGGAACCGCCCGTCGGCGTCCTTGAGCTTGCGCACGGCGCCGGTCGTCTTCGAGTTCATGACGAAGGCGCCGTTCGCCCGGTACCTGGCGCCGAGCGAGTACACGAGATCGACGATGGTATCGCCGGCATCGTCGCCGAAGCTGCCGGCCGCTCCGGTGGCGATGTATCCCAACGCCCCCCAGCTCCAGTCGGCGTTGGCGACCGCCGGGTGATGCAGAATGCCGGTCGGCTTCTCGATCCCGTCCCCGAGAACGAAAGCGGCCGCCTCGGCACGAGCGAACTTCTCGGCAATTCGCTCAGCCAGCCAACCCTCGATGTCGAAGGCGGAATCGTCAAGCAGGCGCTGCGATGTCTTCGGCAGCGCGCTCAATTCGTGCAGGGGGATCGAGATGCGTTCGACCGCCGGTGTGTCCGTCTCCGGCAGGGAACCCGTCTCGGTCGCCCAACCCGAACCCATGTCCGCAAAGTCGACAAGAACGTCGTAGGCGATGGAGTCGACCGTGACGACGTTCGCGATGCGCCGGATCGAAGCCGAGCTGCGCAGAACCGAACGGATGCTCTCCGATGTCTGCGGGTCGACGAGGTACCCGCCTTCCGAGGCGATTGCGGTCGACAGCGCCTTGCTCTCCAACGGCAGCCCGCGCAGGCCATCGTCATTGCCCGAACGGACATACGCCTCGAAGGCCTTTTGATGCGGCGTCTCCTGCTCTGCGGCCGTCGAGAGAACGGGGCGGCGGGTCACGATCGATCTGCGATCCAGCATGTTCAGTCGCTCTTCCTGTGTCCTGAGTTTGTCGGTGATGTCGCCCACCAGTCGGGCAAGGGCGTGCTTGACCTCGACGGCCGAAGTGGCCGGAGAAGTCGCATCCGCCCCGGCCCGAGACTTTGTCCCGGGTTGGTTCATCGATCTGGTCCTGTCCTGAGGGTGGTTTCCGCCGGGTCAGACGCCGGCAATCGTCTGGCGCGCGTGCTCGATGGCCTCGGCCAGGTCTTGCAGGGTGTCGGCTTCCTGCCGTTTCGCATCCACCCGTGCATCCACGAGCATCGGGAAGGTGACGAGCGACACCTCCCAGAGCTCGAGTTCCGAAAGGCACCGCCGGCCGCTGCCGTCGCGGGCCGACCTCCGCGTCCGGTACCCGATCGACAGGCCATCGATGGCGCCCGCCTCTATCAGGACTGCGGCCTCCCGAGCCCGAACGACCTCGGCCAGAAGCCGGCCTCGAACGTAGAGCCCGAGGTCGTCCTCGATCACCTGATCCCAGACGCCGATTGGCTCCCGCGGATCGTGCTGCCACAGCATCTTCACCGTTCGTCCCGACCGGGCGAGCTCCTCGAGGCACCTGGAATAGGCACCGCGCGAGACGACGTCGCCCCCCTGGTCCGGCCGCTCGAAGAGCGACGCGTAGCCCTCGATGTGCGTGCCATTGATGACCGAGATCTCCCGGTCGCTTTCGCAGAACTTGCGCTCCAAGATGGGCACGCTGATCATTCGTCGTCATCCCTCTGGCTGCTGTCGTCTTCGTCGGGTATGCGCGGGAGGCCGAGCAGCGCCCGCTTCTCTTCCCGCGTCAGGAAATCGGCATCGGCCACGCGTTTCCACTGCGCGTCCCGCTCGCTCGACAATGCCGGGACCTGATCGAGGTCGGGGCGCAGTTCCACAGGGTCACCGGTGTACTGGCTCAACCAGTGCGAAACGCTGGCTGTCACGCGCTGCGCCAAAGGCAAGATGGTCAGTCGGTAGAACGCCCGGTTCGCCTCCTGATAGTTGGCATAGGTGGCGTCACCCGGGATACCGATCAACATCGGCGGTACGCCGAAGGCCAGCGCGATCTCGCGCGCGGCCGACTCCTTTGTCTTCTGGAACTCCATGTCCGACGGGGAAAAGCCCATCGGCCGCCAGTCTAACCCGCCCTCGAGGAGCATCGGCCGCCCGGCATTCACGGCGCCCTGATGCTGCGTCTGCAGTTCCTCGATCAGCCGATCATACTGATCGTGCGATAGCGTCCCCTGCCCGTCGGATCCCGAGTATACGATTGCCCCCGACGGCCGCGCGGCGTTCTCCAGAAGCGCCTTCGACCACCGCGAGGCCGAGTTGTGGACCTCTATGGCGAGGGCGGCCGCCTGGAACGCGGACAACCCGTAATGATCGTTCTGCGGGTGAAAGCTCCGGATATGGCAGATCGGCGACGGGCCCTCCTCAACGTCGAACCGGTGCTTCCGCGATCCCACGTGGTACTCGTAGGCCGCGGGCCAGCCGTCCGGTCCCGGCACGATGCTCATCCTGTCCGACCGCAGGACGTGTAGCTCGACAGGAAGCGACGCCTCGACAGCGACCGCCTCGAGGTACGCGTCCCCGGACAGCAGAAGCTGACCGTACAGCGCCTCGAACAGTTCCGCCCGCCCCTGCTCGGCGTTCGGGCGACGGACAAGGCTCAGCAGCGGGTGCTCCTCATACCGTCGTTCTCCGTCCTGAAGGATCACCGGCAGAGCGGCCGCGGCCTCCGCGATCAGCTTCACCGAGCGATAGCCAACGGGATTTGCGATGAAGCCCGCCCGAGTCAGCGAGGCGCTATCGCGCGGCGACCACGCCGCGCGACCGAAGTTCTGGAATGCGATGATCGACCCCGTCGCCGATTTCTTCGTCTCGACAGGCGCACTGGCCTTTCGGCGAAGGCGTTCAAACATAAGCGTTTCGCTCCGCTTTCCGCAGACTGGGATGAGGATTTAGCGCCGCCCGCACCACGGGCGGCGAGACCGTGTCGCCGCGTCAGAGCATGCGGACGCGGGGACGCCGATAGTGCATTGCCGGTTCGATCATCAGGTCGTGGATCGCCCAGACCAGAGCGTCGACGCGGTCGGGACTGCCCTTACCCTCGTAGCCTGTGGCGGTCATCCGGCACATCTGGTCCTCGAGTTCGCCGAGGCCCTTGGCGTGCCGAACACGCCCCTGCTCGTAGAGCGCGGCGACGGGCTCTGCGCGGGCTGCCTTCCCGCGCGAAGCCCGGACACCGCGGTAAGGGATCATCGGGTCGATCTGGCGGACGACGGACTCGACGAGCTCGCCACCTTGGTTCACCTCCGCCACTAGCCGGTCGGCGCCGTGCCGGTAGAACGCGTCGACTGCCGCCTGCGCCCACGCCGTCGGCGACGATGCCTTGACGCTCGCATCTTCGAGGATCACGGCGCGCCAGTCCTGCGGCGACCCTTCGGTCACGGCACCAGCAACCACGATTCCGCATTCGTCGGATTGCGCGTGGCCCGTCACCGGCGGATCGACGGCAACGACTACCCGCGACAGCTCCCCCGGCTCGTCGACCCTCAACCCTTCCAGCATTCCCGTCGTCCAGAGCGCACCCTCGGCGTCGTCGAGGAGCACGCCCTCGAGTTCCTGGCGCCCCAGTCGCGTGCCGGCATAGCGAGCCTTGACCTCCCGCAGGAAGCTTTCCGCAAGGTTGGCCCGGTTCGCGTCGGTCGTCGCGTGGGTGAGAACCGTCGACGGGTTGTCGAGGATCTGCTTCAGAACGGCCGTATTGCGCGGCGTCGTCGTCACGCACTGACGCGGGGTCGTACCGAGGCGCATTCCGAACTGCAGCATCGTCCAGGTCTCATCGGCCTTCTTCCACTTCGCGAGCTCGTCCGCCCAGGCAGCATCGAACTGCGGGCCGCGCAGGCTCTCCGGGTCGTGGGCCGAGAAGACCTGCGCCGTCGCGCCGTTCGGCCACAGCAACCGCTTGCGGCTCGCCTCCCAGATCGGGCGGCGGTCGGGCGGCGAGCAGGCAAGGATGCCGCTGTCGCCGAAGATCATGACCTCGCGCGCCTGGTCGATCGTCTCGCCGATCAGTGCCACGCGCCGCGCCCGTCCGATGTCCATCGGGCGCGATCCTTCGACCATCGCGCGCACCCATTCGGCGCCGGCACGGGTCTTGCCGGCGCCGCGGCCGCCCATGATCACCCAGGTGAACCAGTCGCCTTCCGGGGGCAGCTGATGTGGCAACGCCCAGAACTCGAAGAGATAGGGCAGCGACATCAGGGCGTTCTCGTCGAGGCTGTCGAGAAACTCCTCCTGCGCCTCAATTCCCTCTGAGGCGAGCAAGGCGGCTCCCGATCTCAGCTCGAGCCCTGTCGAAGTCGAGGGCGACGGCGTGTACGACGCCGGAATCCCGTCGAAACTGTTCCTCAACGCGCTTCCTTTCATCAAAGAACGTCTGCATGGCCTTTCGCAGATCCGAGGCCGTCTGCTGCGCGTCGGTCTTGCCGACGACGTCGCCGCGCTCGACGCGGCGGACCAGATCGTCGAGCGCCGCGATCGCCCGCGCATAGTGGGCTTCGGTCTGTTTCAGGATGTCCGATGCAGACCCCGGTGTGTCCGTCTCGGGGCTTGGCTGCAT